ATGTATCTGTAGATGGTGATATTGCTGACCATACGTCTGTAGATGGTGTTGCATCTGTCCATGTTTCTGCACCTGGTGTAACTGGTGTCCAACCTTCGCCTTGTATAACACCTTTTGCTGTAACTGTTCCTACGCCTTCTACATAAGCAAATCCTGCAAATGTAGCGTTAGCACTTGCAGTAACAAAAGCAAATCCATTTACTTGTGCATCACCTGATAATTCCATACCACCAAGTGCTGTGACTGTGGCAATTCCTGTGATAGATGCACTATCAAATGTAATTCTGTTAGCGTTAGCAGTAACTGTGCCTGTAGCATTAATACTTGCAGAGTCTGTTCTAGTTCTTTGTGCAGATGCTGTTACTGTAGCATTATCTGTAATAACACCGTTAGCAGAGAATATGCTATTAGCATTTGCTGTAACAGTAGCATTACCTGTGATAGAACCAATACCAAACTGTAATCTATTACCGTTGGCAGTAACTGTAGCATTTGCTGAAATTGCACCACTACCAAATAATGTCGTATTGGCACTAGCACTTACTGTTGCTGTTACGTTTACATCTGCTATACCATAGATAAATGAGAAACCATCTACAGTTAATATTGCAGAACATGAAATACTTGCAACACCTGTACGTTCTCTAATACCACTTGCTGATACCGTACCTGTGCAGTTTACTATTGCATTACCAAATAGTAGTCTATTTCCACTAGCTGTTACAGTAGCATTGCCTGTAATAGCAGCACTAAATGGTAGTATTCTAAAACCTAGTGCGGTAAGAGTTGCTGTTGCGTTTACACTAGCTGAAGCTAGTATTGTTTGTCCGCCTCCTGCTAAAGAGCTAAATGGGCTTTGCGAGAATGATGCTATGCCAAACATTTAGCTCTCCTTATTCGTCTGCTGGTAAAGGTTGATTTCCTTCTTCTACCCATTTTAGGTAGGCTTGGTAGTCTGTGTTATCTTTGCTAATTGGAATACAAGCACCATCTAATATACGAATAACACAACATGGTTTTTTAGTAAATGATGATAAAGATAATTTATACATAATTATAATTCCGCAGATGCTGATAAATAAGAAGTTGTGTTTCCATTAATAAATAAAATAGCAGAATATCCAGCAGTTGTTGATGATAAACCGGTATATTCAAGCATAGCTGAATCTGTGCCAGGATAAATTACATTAGGAGATGTAACATTATTATTGATAGTTCCTGACCTCATTATTAATCCAGAGCCAATAAAAGTTGCTGCGGCTCTCATTGCTACTGGATATTTTAAATATACATAAGTACCAGTTGTAATAGATGCAACTCCAGAAGCTAATCCAGCATATGCACCACCGCCTGAATCATATGCTTTCATGTTCCAATAATACCTCTGACACAACGCTAACTCTTGACCATACATTCTTCGTTCAAACGGTGTTGCTGTTGATCCTACTTCTAGTTGGACACCTGTGATGTACCATGTAGCTCCGTTAGTGCCTACTACTGATGTTGCGCCTGTAGCTGAAGCATAGAAAGTTCCAGCCCAAGCGCCAGCAGTTCCACTATTAGAAGAACCAGAACCAACACTGAAACAAAGTTGTATTCCTTTACCATTAGTTGTAAGCCATGTTCCAGATGTGTCACCAGCGATTGTGACTGTTTTTTGTTCCCATGTGTTAGCAGATGATATTGTGTATGTAAATGGATAGCTTCTATTTCCAGCATCATTAAATAATGCACCACCAAAAGTTCCTGTTAATGAAGAACGAACCCAGAATGAAATAGTTATAGTTTTAGCATTAGCTGTTCCCCAAGCAAGGTCAGAACAATTCAATCCTTCAATGACTTGTTGTAATGTATAGTAATCTGAAGATGAAACAGAGTATGCAGATAAAGATGTAATACCTAAATAGTTAGTAAATCCTGCTGGTGGGGTGACTGAACCTGCATTTTGCTGTACAGAGAATTTACTTGCTGTAGTTTGATAACATTTCCATCTATCTAAAGTGTATGAGTCATTAGTAGGAGTAACACTAGCACCAGCATTACGCTGATCTATGCGCATGTCGGCATTTATCAGTCTATTTTTTAGCCCAAAAGGTGACGCTGCAGCAGTTTGTAGACTATTGTCTGGGAATGTGACTCCATTTGTTCCTGAGATGCTTACAGGCATTATACTGCTCCTAATTGTTCGTCTGTAGGTTTAGGTAGTGTGTGTTCCCATTTAGCTATGTAATCACCTTTACCGTCAGAGTCGTTTTGTAGAGTGATGATTCCAGATGCAAAGTCAAATGTTGATAGCTCTGGATATAAAGCTATAATTTTTTCGTATAACATTATGCACTCCTTATTAAACAACCTGACAAACTTGTTCTCATACTCTCTGCACTAAAAACAGGGCTAGTTCCACCCCTTATGTAACCATACCCTTCAATATAATCTGTAGTTCCATTCATATATAAAATAGTAGATACAACAGGAGTACATCTATTAAAACTGCTGCCTCCTAAAATTGCTGACCATACTGTTTCAGCACCATTTTTCCAAAGTGTAGTTATTGTTTCAGTTATAGATGTTGCACTCATTGTTATATTAAGATTAAATTGATAATATCCAGCTACAGACGGAATAAACCTATAATTTACAGCATCCCAATCGCTAGCTGTATCATAATTAACATTATTAAATTGTACTTTTGTATATGTACTAACTGATATAGATTGATTTGTTGTTATTAAAGACACTAAAAACGCTGGACCTGTTCCACCAAAAGTAGACGCTGTAGTAAGCACAGTCCCACTTGTAGTAGGCAATGTTAATACAGTTGTGCCTGATACTGCTGGTGCATCTAGCGTTACTGAACCTGACGTATCTCCGTTTAAGACTAGCTTGCTCAATTTACTTAGCCTCCAATGTTTCTATTCTTGCTTTTAGGTCGTTGATGATGGGATTACGTCTTTTATCATTCCACATAAGAACGCCTAATTCATTATATGCGTGTTTCATATTTTCTGACCTTGTAACCCATTCTAAATTGTCAATATGATTATTATGTTTATTGCCATCTTTATGATTTACTTGTGGCTTATTAGACTCATTTGGTATAAATGCCCTTGCTACCAATCTATGAATTGAATGATTGCTTTTAATAGAGTCTACAGAAAAAGAAACTGTTAAATAGCCATTTTTTCCTTTACCAGCTTTTAATTGTTTTGCTGGATTGCGTTTTAAACCACCTTCTTCATGTGCTACCATTCTTTCAATAGAACGCACATTACCTAAATTACTTACTTCATAATGAGTTTCATAACCTGCACAAGGATGCCATATTTCCATTATTTATTCTCCAAAGCATCTATTCTAGCAGATTGTGCATCTATAATTGCTTTCATCTCTTGGATTGCTGCTGTTAGAGTAGCTACTAGAAATGATGTGTCTATGCCTTGTGCTTTAATAGAACCATCTTCATTTACATCATCTTTTTTTCCTGATACAGCTAAAGGACAAACTTCTGCTAATTCATGTGCAATAAATCCTTCACCTTGTTCACCATTAGTATTTTTCCATGTATAAGTAACAGGTTTTAATTGTGCAATTTTGTCTAAAGCACCTGTCATCGGTGCAATATTTTCTTTTAGGCGATAGTCAGATGATGTTACATAGGACACAGTAGTTGTTCCATTGTGTTGAATTTGTCCAGCAAGCGAACCTGCTGAATTTATAAAATACATATAACTACCATTTAATGTTGCATTGGTATCTTTTAAAACAATTCCTTGTTTAGCTTGACCATTATAAGCTGCACATATAAGTCCTTGGTCAATTTGACTTGTAGTATTTACAAATACATTACCACTAGTGTCTATACGCATACGTTCTGTATCATTTGTTGTTAATGCTAAAAAGTCATTTGTGCGAGAACCTAATCTGACTCCATTTGTATCAACCACAAACTGACCAGTTTTAGTTGGGTTTCTTACTAGGAAAAATGCTCCTGTTGTTCCGTTATAAGCATCAACAACTGTATATCCAGAAAATGAAGTAGGACTCGTAGTACCAATACCTACATTACCAGATGCGTCTACTCTTACTCTTTCTGAACCACCTGTAGAGATACCTACAATATCTGTTCCGTAGAATAAACCTGTGTTGGTATCTGTTCCTTGAAAGGCAGGTGCTGTAGATGAACCGTCTACACCTGAAATGCCTGTTGTACCATTAATAGTAATACTCATACGACCACCCAATTGCTTCCTGAAGGTATAGTTAAACTTATTCCTGAATTGACTGTAACAGGTCCTGCACTCATAGCATTATAGTTTGTTTGTATCGTGTAGTTTGCTGACACAGTATTAGCGTTTTCTACAAGACCATTACTTGCTGATAGTTGTGGTGCTATGGCTGTACCATTAGCGTCTTGGTATGTAGCTTTTTCAGCAGGATATGTGACGAATACGTTTTTAGTGCCTGCACTAAAGTTGACTAGAGAACCACTATTGCTAGACTCTAATACAGTATCACGAGATAAAGTAGTGCCTGAAGATGTGTAAGTGCCTAGACCTACTTCCCATTCTGTGCCACCTACAATAGCGTAGTAAGTAGTATTAGCATTGCCTATAACAGAGAATGACTGAAAGCCAGATACTGCACCAGCAAGCGTAAACGTGCCTGTGCCTGTAGTAGTAGAAGTCTCTTGGACTCTATCCTTGACGACTAACGCCATGAGTTATCCTTAAGCTAATGTAACTGAAAGGTTGCCTGTTGAAATCTTAAAGATGTCACCAGTATCAATTGTTTTAGATGTATCTAAAGGTGTATGGTATAAAAGATTACCTGATGATAAAGCATCATTAATACCAATCCAACCTACTGTTCCCCATGAGCCAGTTGCTGTTGGGAAAGTAACGTCTGCATCATTTGTAGTTACACCGTTAGATGGTGAACCAAATGTGACTGATGTTCTAGCGTATGAACCACCTGATACTTCTGTACCGCTACCTGCATCTGTAGGGTCTGAAGTCCATAGTGATACATAAACTGTTGCTGGTGATGTATATGTTGTTGCACGTAATGTAGCGTTTATGAGTGCATTTTCCAAAAAATTCGACATCTCTGCCATAATTATTACTCCTGTATAAATTGATTACTTTTTGCTAGGTTTTCTGATTCTAATATTACTTGTAAATTAGATGGTATATGAAGTCCTGATACTAATTTACCTCTTAAAGGAATAATGTGATCTACATGATACTTTCTTCCTTCGATGTTGCTTTTACGTTGTGCTACTTCATATATCCTTTTAATTTCTGCTCTATCAGACCACTTAGGCATCCTTAATAACTTTGTTGCCCTTTTTCTAGCAGATTGTTCTAATACTTTTTCTGGGTATTTTAATGCCCATGCTTTCATCTTAAGTCTATTAAGTTCTTTAAACTCAGGATCATGTTTATTTTTATGATAGTATCTTTTTGCTGCCTCATTTAATCTATCTTTATGAGCATCATTCCATTTCTTAATAGCTTTCTTAACCTTTTCAGGATTATTTAAAGCATATTTCTTTTTTGCTTCTTTACTCATTAACTATCTTGGAGTTACACTCAATGTTGTATATGCGTATGTTTGACCTAAATCACTCTTCTTAATATTAGCAATAGCACGATCATAAAGAGCAGACCAAGTAGCGATTCTAGGATCATTGTATAAATATGGTTCTGCTTCTGCTAGAGTTGCGTAAAGTAAAGCGTCTGGGTAGTATGCTAAGAACAAGTTACTAGCTGTTGTGCTAGAGATAAATGTAGGTTGAGCATAATATAAAATTTGAACTGTATATGATGTATCTTGGCTAGGTGCAAATTGGAACTCTGTACCTAACATTGTAAAGTAGTGTGAACGACCTGATAATGTTGTTTGACCATTACGGAAAAATAAATCAGGTGTTTGGAACTCTAATAGAATAGGAGGATTGCCTTGTAAGTGCATCTCTCTTAACTCTAAGAAATCAGATGGGAACGCTACTTTGTTATCACTTGGGCTAGTAGTCGCAACCTTTAACATTCTTTCTGTTCTTAAATCACGACTTAATCTTAACTGTGCTAACTGAACGAAGTCAGGAATAACACTTGTCAAGTCATTACGAGCTAAGTAGCTTTCTACTGTAGCTGTAAACGTGGTGTAGTTAGTTAATGCCATCTAATTGTCCTTTTAATCTTTCCCAGCATTTGTCCATTTCGTCTCTATGCCATTCAGCACTTGCTAATGAACGTAACCATTCAGTTCTATCTGGGTATTTTAAGTTTTCTATATCTTGAATTTTGTTTGAAATAGGTATCGCTGGACTATATTCTGAAACAATCACCGGAATACCATAAATACTTGCTTGTACATCTGCTACGCTACCAAAACTTACAACAACATGAGCATTTTTTACAGCTTGGTTAAAGTCACCTTCACCTTTACGCTTAACTATGATCTTGCGTTCTGTATATTT